AAGTCTTCAGGTTCTCACCTGACGGGATGTCCAGCGGCCGCGAAACCAGCGCGATGGCCATCGGGTCAAGCAGCAGCGACTGCCGGTAGGCGGTAGCCGAGGAACCCGTCTTGATCGTCAGCGCCGCGTTGTCGGCAGGCTGCGAGTTGACGGTCTGGAACGCACCCGAGATGATGATCGGTGGCGAGATGGTCAGGGTCGCGTTGCCCGCAACGTCCGAAGCCGCATCGGCCAGAACGGTGAAGGTTTGCAGGCGTCCGGTCGAGACCTTCGTGTTCGGGTTCACCGCGAAGACGTTTGCAATGGTGAACACGTCGCCAGCCTTCAGGCGGTTGGCAACAGCAGCCGTCCAGCCATCGGTGATCAGCGATTGCGACCAAGTGTCTTTTGCGGTCGCATAGGTCACAGCTTGGGTGCCGCCATTGACCAGCGGGGTGCCGCCCAAGGTGCCGACGGTATGGGTCGGCGCGAACACCGTCTCATAGTTGTCAAACCCGGCGTAACGGCCAACCTTGGCCATCTCCAGGGCCTTCTTGTTGTTGCCGTCCACGTAGGTCCCTTGAATCAGCCCGGCGAAGCCTGCCGAAACTGCGGGGCTGTGGAAGGCCATGCGCCCGGCGATGGTGTTGCCGCCATCGGTGAAGATCGCACCAGCACCAGCCAAGGATGCGAAGGTAGCCGGGGGAGTGCCCGGCGTACCGTCGAACCAGTAGAAGGCCGGATAGAGCGCGGCAATCGAAGCCTCGATCTTCTCCGCCGCACGACGCGCCATCGGCTGCAGGATTTGCTGCGAATAGCGGTCAAACGACAGAGTGCGGTCAAGCGCGCTGATGCTGACCTTGTTCGACCAAGTTTGGTCCATCTGCACCGTGACGGTGCCCTCGGTGATGTCTTCCGAGTAGGCAGACAGGTCCAGGTTGTTGTCCTGGCCGAGGTATTGCATCTGACGGCGGATTTTCACCGAACCACCAGACTTTACGGTCTCGTTCTCGAGGTTGTCGGTGCCGACCGCCTTACCGAGAACAAGCTCGTTTTCCATCAACCGGACCAACTCTTTCGAGATGGCCGATACTGTGAAGAAACTATTGGGCATCTTTCACCCTCCTTAGGTGACTTTCCCGCCATTTTCCCGCCACTTGACCCACTCGACGTAGGACATGTTTTCGGGATTGCGGGATGCCCCTGCCGATCCCCGCACGGGGTTGATCGGGGCCGGGGCCTTGGTTTCGGTGCGGGGCTTCGGCGCTTGGCTCATGACGCGCTCTTCAATGCGTCCGATGACCCTTGCGGCTTCTGCCGGGTTCATTGCTGCGATCTGCGCGGCCAGCGCACGGTTTTGCCCGAGGTAATACAGCACGTCAGGCCCGGCATCCGAGGTCATGATCAACTCGCCCATGGCTTTCGTGACCGTGAGGTCATTCGCCAGCGCGACCTGATCGAAGTCCGCGTATTTGCCTTTTGCCTCAGCGACCTGGGCTGTCCATGCTTCCGCAATGGCTGCACTCTCGCGCTGGCTGATCGTCTCGGCTTCGCGCTTGGCCGCTTCCGCAGCCTCACCGGCATTCCTCGCTTCTCGCTCCGTCAACCGCTGCTCGGCACCCCAAATTGCTTTGGCGGCGGCGAACTCAATCGGATCGGGAAAATCCGCTTCCCTCGGCGCGGCTTCCTTTTTGCCCGCTTCGAGAATGGCAGTCTTGCGCGCTTCGGCTTCTGCGGCTCGCGCATTGGCTTGGGCGGCGTCTTGTTGCAGCCGTGCCCGGTGCGCTTTATCGCGTTCCCGGCGCTTGGCGCTTTCGCTCTTTTCCTCGGGTTGCCCCTCGGCGGGCGGGGTTTCAACCTGCCCTTCGGTGCCTTCCGGCGCTTCAGTTACAACGGTTTCAGGGGCGGCCTCAATGGCTGCCACGCTATCCTCGGTCATATGGTCCTCGCTCAGAAGGTGGGTTGTGCCCCGGCTTGACGCATCGTCATTGCGTGGGCGGTTCCTGCAACGGCTTCCTCAACCGCCGCTTTGACTGCGCCGCGTTTAACGGCCAGATCAAACTCAATCGTGTCGGCCTCGGCATTGGCCTTGCGGGCCTTGCCTTGCGCCTCTGCCGCCTCGGCTTCCGCCTTGGCCTTGGCAATGGCCTGCGCCTCTTGCTGCATTTGCGCTTCCCTCTGCGCTTGCTGCATTTGCATCTGCTTGGCCTGCATTTGCTCCGGCGTCATTTCTTCGTCGGATTCCTCAGCCACACCGGGCGGAAGCATCTTGCGCAAGCGTTCAGCCGCGCGGTCTGCATGTTCCCATTCCATCGTGCTGACATACAGGTCTCCGATCAACTGCGCCGCACCAGGAACCGCTTGCAGAAGCGACTGAAGCCCTTGCTGCGTCTCTTCGCGCTTGGCCGAATAGGACGGGCCGACCGAGACATTCACGTCATACCGGCCCACGGTCATGTCGTTATAGGTCTGCGGCCCGTTGGCCGTCATCACCATCTGGTTGATGGCTTCCATTTTCTCCTGGCCGTCTTCGCCCAGAATCCGCACCATCCGTTGCGTGTCATAAATCCGGGGGATCATGTCCACCAGAATGCAGCCGGTGTGCGTGATGGCCTTGACCATGTTGTCAGCGTAGATGCTGGTTGCGTTCTGCGATTCTTCCTTGCGGGCAAGGATGGCCCGACCGCTGGTTTCGTTTGACCGCGCCCCTAGCGAGGCGTCATAGATGCCAGTCGTCCGCTTGATGTTCTCGGCAGCCATCTGCATCTGAAGTTGCAGGGCTTGGGAAGCAACGGGCGGGTTGACCCGCTGCGGCATTCCGGCTTCGGCATCAGGGTTGTAAGGCAGATACGGTCGGTTCTTCACCCCCATCTCGGCCCAGAAGTCTTCAAGCCCCGCGATCTGCTTGGTTGACACCATGAACGGCGCTTTAGGCTGTGCCGCCGTTACTTCGGCATCCGTCGAGGCGGCATAGTTGAACATCCGCTGCGGGTCTTTGGCAAATCGAATCACGCTGGACCGATACGTCTCTTCCCCAATGTGCCATTCCTCGCCAGTCACCGCCACAATGGGGATATACCGGCAGGGGAACTCCATCGGGCCTTCTAGCACGTCGGCCCCGGTGATCTTGGCCCACATCACTTGCGGGTCTTTCACCATGCGCTTGCGCTTCAGTTCCACGCCCTTGGGGAATGGGCCACGAATGACCTGCCCCGAAGGGAGCAACGCAATTTCGTGTTCCCTTTCCTCGACCCAGAAGTATTCGGCAACGGTCACGCTGTCCGATGTCATCCACTGTTCGAAGTTCGGAAGCTTGTGGTCGCTGGTGATGGCCGACACTTGCGCGTCGGGATACTGCGCTTCGAATTCCTCTTTCGGAACCTCAGCCACGACAAAACCATACCGCGCATCCTTGCGGGTCGGATCTTTGGCGAACGGGTCCAGAAACACCGAGAATGGGTTGAACACCCGCTCAATCTTCAGTTCCTGGTCAAACGTATCCCCGTCCGCATAGTCAGCCCGCACACGCCAGTAGCCGATGGACGACGCCGCTGCGCTTTCCGTCGCGGCCTCATACACGCTGGACGCATCGGACTTGTTCTCGATGTGCCGAATCATGCCTTCGATGACTTCGGCGGTGTCCTTGTTCGCAGCGCTGTCCGCCGCCGTGACCTTGATGGCCGGGTTGAGGGACCGGATTTGCCCAGTCACCTGCCGCACGTTCTGCGCAAGGATGTTGATGGTCAGACAGGGCCTGCCGTCGTCTTCACGTTCAGCCCGTTCCTCATCCGGCCACTGGTCGCCGATGACGTTGCGCAGGTCATCTTCCGCGCGCTCACGGTGTGGTTGCTCCGCCGAATACGCCTCGTCCATCCGGGCGCGGGCCATGCGGATGATGGCGTCGGCCCCGTCCTCGCCCGGTTCTTTCAACACAACGGCCATGTAGTCACCTCATCCAGCCTTTGCGTCGGGGGATAGCGTAACGCGAAGGGTCAACCGTCTCTTGAATCTTGTAAGCCGAAGCCCCAAGCCCGAAAGCGTCCGCACCATGCGATGACCAGTCGTGATCAGGGCCAAGCCCGATGCCACGCTCTTCGTCGCGCTTTTCGTGATACCAGCCGATGGCATCAAGCCCGGCTTGGCATTTTTCATCGAACCACATGTTCGGGAACAGCCGACGTGCGGCCTCGACTCGCTTCATTGCCGCGCCAGCGCCTTGGTTGGCGATTACCTGAACCTCGAAGCCCGCACCCTTCAGTGCGCTTTCGTAGCTTACGTCATGCACCCGGTCATTGGTCTTTCCGTCATGCGGCAGGACGCACAGGGCCTTTTCGTATCCGTTGTCCCGCAGCCATTCGATATGCGTGGCTAGCGGTTGCCCTTGGGCTTCGTAGTAGTCAAGCCAGCGGATTTGCGGGCCGATATATTGGGCAATCCAGATAGCGCAGGCGTCGGCCCTCGACCCAGTGCCGCCGATGTCCCAGATGGCCCTGATGGTCATCAGCGGGTCAGGCGCGAAGTTTCCGATGCGGCCTTCTTCCCGCGCTGTGTTCAGGTGGGCGGCGTAGTAAGCGCCCTCGACCACCGCGACAAAATCACCTTCCCAGATGTGGGCGTATTGGTCCGGCCTGTCGCGCATGTCGCGCTGGCGCACCCGCTCCAGAATGTCGGGAAACCAAGGATTGTCCCGCCAGTTGACCCTAACATACTTGATGCGCGGGTCGTCTACATTCTTAAAGCGACGCTCAACCGGCGCTGTCTTGCGCTTGCTGTTCCACGTCACCCATAACTCGCTGTCTTCTTCCCGCAGCGTCGGGATCAGCGTTGTCCAGGCTTCCTCGGTTACAGGCTCGGCTTCGTCCACCCAGCACAGCAAAATGCGCGCCTTGGACTTCACGCTTGCGACGTTGCGATCCAGGCCGGTGAAGGTGTAGTAGATGCGCCCGCTCTTGGTCTTGACGTACTTTTCGCCAATATCGAATGCGGCCAGCAACCACGGCTCTGACCGGATGGCTGCCTTGATTTCCTCAAGCGATGAATCCGCTAGGGAGTTCATGAACTGGCGACCGCATAGGATTTGCCCCGATCTGCCCGCCGCATCCCACATCAGCGCGCGAACCGCAGTCATCTTGGCGAAGGTCCGCGTCTTGGCCGATCCGCGCCCGCCGTCTGCGGCCCTTACGTCTGCTTCGTCCTCGAATAGCGCGATCAGCTTTTCCGGTATCTCCAGCCGGACGGTTGTCACTTGCCGCCTGCGACCAGTTCGATGCGGGTTATCATCGGGCCGCCGCCTTCGCCTGTGTGTTCCTGCTTTTCAGCAAGCCCCAGATCGCGGGCAATGATATTGGGGTTTAGAAGGTCTGCGGATGCGCCTTCAAACTTCTGCTGCCTGATGATTTGCTCAACTCGCGAGACGACGCCGATGAAATCTTGACGCCCACGGTAGAGCGCCCACGCGTCCATGCTGATATCCAGGAAGTTGCAAAGCCCCATGATGGTCATGGCGCGCATTTTCGCGACCGGCTCCTGCACCACGATGCCTTGATAGGCGAAGGGCTTGGATTCGTAGAGCGGGTTTTCTTCTACCCACTCGAAGTATTCAAGTGCGGCAGACCAAAGATCGTCTGGCGTCTTGAAGATTGGGTCGCGACCATGAGTTGACCGCGCTTCCCAGAAGCGGTTTCCCTTTGGGGCGGCCATGGCTACATCCGCGCTTGTGGCGCGGCCTCTGTTGTTGATCTGGAATGGCTAGGACTTTGCGCCCGGCGCTATTTCAGCCGGGGCCGCTGCGCTGACCGCCGCAAGGGCTGGTGCAGGCTATGTGGGGAAAGTAACCCGCCTTAACTTCCCTGTCAAGCAACCCGTCCGAACTCACCATGAATGGCCGGGTTGGCAGCGGCGTATGCGTTTGCGGCATCTTCCTTTGCTTCAAAATACCCGAGAACGACCCGCTTACCGTTGGCCATAATGCGCGCGCGCCATTTGTTCGTTTTCTTGTCCCAATCCACACCTTTAAATCCTGACGATCCGTCTAGGCGCGTCCTTCTGTTCCACTGGTTTTGCGCTCTGGTTACGAACCGTAGGTTTGCGCGCTTGTTGTTGAGGCCATTAGCGTCAATGTGATCAACCTCCTCGCCACTTCCGGCCCCAATGATCTGCCTGTGCATCAGGATTGTCCTAAACTTTTCACCGTCCCTCTGGCCACGGAAGGCATAGAAGCTTCTTGGGCTGAACCTTCCGCTCCAGTTCCACTTGCCGATTTCTTCTGCGTCCGTCGCGTCGATGATGGCGACAAGCCCCTTGGTAAGGGGAACGTAAGCCACTTGACCATCAATGCGGATTTCGCGTATTTTTCTGGGCATGTTGCAGTTTCCCTCCTTGCTGCTGCATTGGGCCGGTTGAGGTCTGATCACCTCTCGGCCCGCCCATTATAACGCCGAACCAAGGCGCAGTCAATTATCCGGCCTTCCGCACATCAAGTGGGTCCAGATTGATTGAAACCACTTGGCCCATCATAGCCATCTCTGCCTTCAGCCTTGGGAATATCTCGCCAGCCCGCTCAACCATGCGCGTGAACGCTGCGACCTGCCCGGCGAATTCGCCTGACACGATCTGCATGAGGTCGCCGGGCACATACTCCGCCACGCGTTCGCCTGCTTCGATCTGGGCCATCCTTTGGGCGAAGGCGCGTTCTATGGCA